TGTAATATTCGCATTACCTGTCTTCTGCTTATAATAGTCTCTCATGAAGTCACATGTAACTGTGATCTCATCACACATAGACATAATCTCCTGCGATACCTTTCTTATCTCAGGGTTGACGAACGCAGGCTTAAACTTGTTATAGTCGGGAATATCTTCAGAGAAGATGATATCGTCAATCTCGTATATGATTCTAAAATTGTGCTTATCAGCCAATTGACGAAGATATCTTACAAAGTCTCTTTGACCGGGAGTAGCTTGTCTTTGTATTCTAACAGACTTTATGCCTGCAAAATATCTTTCGTCAAAATTCATCACAGTCGAGCCGTGAATGATATGCTTCTGATGAGCATTTAGAAGATGCTCAGGCCAAATCATTCTCCAAAAACCACATCCAGAGTAATCTGCATAGTAATTAAGAGAACGCGACAAATCCTGCTCAGGCATTCTTAATGGGGCCTGCGCAGGAGGAAGTAAATGAATAGGAGCAGGACCGTACGGCGCCGCGGCGAATGGTGACCGAAATGGACTTTGTACGTTTCGCTGATTAGGTAGAAACATGACTATAGATATATACTCACCTACTCAGCGAACTCTACACGTCGTGTAACGCCATTATATTTTTCCAACATCACAATCTCACCAGTCGCGAATTTCGTGCTTTCTTTTCTATGACTAATAACAAATACACTCTCACCATGTTTGTCTATCCGCTCGTGAAGAATATTTAGAACTAATTCTATACCTTTTTCATCGAGACTGGAGTCTAGCAATTCATCATAGAGACTAAAATTAAACGTCGTATCTCCTTGTAATCTTCTGACGTCCATGAATGTGAATAGACAAGCCAGATCGATGTTCTTACGCTCTGCTCCTGAGAAGTTAAAGTAAGAACTTATCTTACCTTTATCATTTATAATTGTTTCTTCAAAATATTCGTTAAATTTACAGGTACAGTTAGCATCCATCTTTTTAAGATAATATTCTAACCGATTATTGAGAATATCTAATATTCGTTTTATTAGAAATGACTTTACACCTTCTTCAGAGAGGACAAACTTAACATTACCGAGTAAATTTAGATCATCCCTAATTAAGTTTATGTCTTTATCTATAGTTGATAAGCGATTACTCTGTTCGTCGACTAATGAACCGAACGTATTAGCCTCACTAACTACAGTGTCAATTGCGTTATTCAAATCACGCACAGCGACTTCGGCGCGACCGGCCTGCGATCGAATATCATCTCGCTGTTTTTCAGCGATAGAGAGTTTAGAGAGCCTCTGGTCTTCCTTGGCTATAGAATCCTTCAAACTAGCGTTTGTTGATTCATGCAGGGATATTTCATTATTAAGCTTCTTTTTCTCATTGCTTAATAATTGTATCTCGCTCTTTATTGCGGAAACCTCTCTATCTATATGAGCTTTATCGCTATCCGTAATAGGACGTAAGCACACCATACATTTACTGCTATCACCGTTAACCTTTGCTATAGTTTTGTTGTGAGCAGTAATCTCACCATCAAATCCTGATATCTTGCGCTTAATCTCGTTTATCTTATCAAGTACAAGAGATGCATCCTGCTGAAGAGATGCTTTTTTACTTTGAACTTCAGTGCGCTTACCCTCGTAATCTAATTCATCCAACTTCACTAAGCTAGCTTTTAATTTCTCTAACTGGCTAACTGCGTCTGTCAACCTTACACGTAATGCATCCGCTTTTTCTTTCTTCTTTTCGTTGAAACCGTTAAATTGTGTTCTGAGAGTGTTTAGATTATTCTCAACTTCAGTCTTTTTGCCAGATTGTATATCGAACTCACGCTTACGATCACTATATTGCGTCTTCGCATCAGCTAACATCTTACTAAAGATTTCTAAATTGAAAATGCTCTCAATAAACTTTCGCTTATCTTGCTTCTTCTTACCCATGAAGGGCAGTGTGTTATTGAGAGTCATTATAACACAGTTATCGAATACCTCCTGATTACTGTTTAATAGCTTCGCAATAAAAGCGTTATTATTCTCGATTGTATCGAGCGTTTTATCTTCACCGTCAATGAGTATATTAACTTTTGACGGGTTGAGTGTGCGAACTATCTTATACTCCTTCTTAGAATTGACTGCAACAACATCAAAATCTAAGACAACCTCACACCGCTTACCAGTGCAGTCATTTCCTACATTCTCTCTTTTTATATCCCTGATGGTGTTACCAAAAATCGCAAAGTTTATTGCATCAGCTATGGAGCTCTTACCGACACCATTGCGTCTATCTTCCTTATCTCTATTATTACC